TTAAGGCGAGTTCTGTTAAGGGATATCGTCGTAAGAAGTAAGTAATTTTCATTGCCCGATGGTGTAATGGTAGCACAAGAGACTTTGACTCTCTTTGTATTGGTTCAAATCCAGTTCGGGCAACCATTTTAATGAAGACGTATAAGTTAACCGAATTAAAGGCAGGAGAAAAAGGACGAATAGTCGAGGTTAACGTTGTTAGTCAAAGATTGCAGGAACTTGGTATTATCAAGGGTTCTTTAATAACTGTTATAACAAATAATTTGATTTGTATGGTTTGTAATACAAGAGTATGTCTTGGCAAACCGGTGACAGACAATATTATTGTAGAAAAGATTTGATCATTGGTGTACAGAATTATAGCACACTACCTCTTATAATGAGATTGTAGTAATCGGTGAATGGTATATGACTCTTGGAACGATGGCTGGCTTATCAACAAATATTCCTAATTATATTAATGAAATAAACGACGTAATTGTTTCGTTCGGATCTAATAACTATAAAGTTAATACTGCTGATTTGAACATATTTAAAATGTACTAATGTAATGTATGTCAATATATAATGAATTAAATCATACTCTTTATAATAACATTACACCGTATACAAACTGTGATTTCATAAAATATATAGACAACGAATACCCACACACTAATGTAACGCCTACTTTGTTAGATAGTTTGTTTAATGAATATTTACCAGAGTCAATACTAGAAATAGGATCAATGGTGGGTGGTAGTTGTATACGGATTATTGAATCATTGAATAGATGTGGATTACATAGTTCTTCGGTTGTATGTATAGATTCATTTACCGGTGACACGAACATGTGGGACTGGGAACAGAAAAATGAAGGATATAAGTTTTTACAGTTTGAAAATGGTATTCCTACGATTTACAAAAGGTTTTTAGCAAATACCTACGAATATCGAAATAGAATTGTACCGATTAATTGTACCTCTCTTACTGGAATAAAATTGTTATCTAGAATACGTTCACATAATCGTATATCTAGTTTACCGTCTATAATTTTTCTTGATAGTGCACATTATAAGAATGAAACTTATCATGAAATAATGGATTGTTATCATGAACTGATGCGTCCTAATATGGTATTGTTTGGAGATGACTGGTGTTGGGACGATGTACGATGTGATGTGATTCAAGCATCAAAACAGTTTGAATTGAATATTAAAATGCGTAATAAAATTCAAAATAAGTTATTGGGAACTGTTGTGATTGATAATGTTTTAGTATACGATAATCAATGGATGTTATTTACATGAATTTTATCGTTGGTCTATAGAATCATATCACGGTTTTTCTTTTAACTTATACTATATAAATTGTTATGATCACATTTCATAGTTTTTCTGATGGCGGTTGTAAGATAAATTTTACTTACAATGGTCAACCAATTAAAGTTAAACATTCTAATGATGGATTGTTATTTTGTTGGAAAGAATCAGAATTATAATTTTGTAGTTTAAACTTATCAATACTATTTATGTGACATTAATGGGCTGTTAGTGATAGTGGCAGCACGGGAGCTTTGCAAGCTTTAGGGAAGGGTTCGATTCCCTTACGGTCCACCAAATTTTAAAATACTAGATGAATTCTGATATAAATGAAAAGTACAGAGGCGTAAATAATTTTACTCCTGATGAATTGGTTTACTATATCAAAAAGGGTTATACTAGTAAAGAAATAGCAAAGGTATTCAAGACGACATCAAACATGATTGATCAAGCGTTGATTGAATATGAAATTGATCCACCGCATGTAAGTCACAAAGAGGTACTTGATTTGTATAGATCTGGTACACCAACTGCGGTGATTGCTGATAAGTTAAATATTACGCCACTTGCTGTGTTTTACAAATTGGTAAAAAGTGGTGTAGTAACAAAAAGTAAAAAGAGTTTATAGTAAAACAAGTACTATATATTGTTAATAGAGCGCGGGTATGATGTAGTGGTAGCCTGCAACCTTGCCAAGGTCGATGTGCCGGTTCGATTCCGGCTACCCGCTCCACAGTTATAATGAACGTAAATCATAACTTAAAAGTAGTATGGTGGTTACCTACAAGAACTGCCAGTAGATCTGTATCTGAAATTCTTGCGTATTATAAATTCTATAATGACAGATTAAATTTGCCAGTTACCGAGTCATATACACACGAATGTGATATTCCAAATGGATGTGATGATTATACTTTAGTATGTAACATACGAAATCCGTATGCAAAATTAGTATCTACTTGGCATTTACGTCATTTTAAAGAGGAGCCAGAAACGGGAAATTTAATTTTGGAGAAATCATTTTCAGAATATCTAACGACGTGTGGCAATAATACTGAAGAACATGACATCATTAGACATAGACGTACCCCCGATTTCTACATACGTGTAGAAAATATGATTGAAGATTTGCACAAATTACCATTTTTAGATTTTACAGATCCACATACAAACAAGTTGATAAATGACGTAATAAGTACTAATACTTACAAGTATGATGGAGATGGTAACGGGTTTGCGTTACGACGTGATCCGAAGAATTCAGAAATGTCGGATTATAAAAGTTACTACACTCAAAAAGAGCTTGATTTTGTGTGGAATCTATACAAAGATGTATTTAATAAATTTGGATATCAGAGAGAGTTTATCTGATATTTATTTGTGTTCTTTTTCATGGGCGTATACTGGCTTCGATTCAAGAGTTAGTGTATGTTAGGCACGTAGAGGACGATAGTTGGCCTCTTAAATCATCTATCAAAAAATTAACTGCTACTAAGAAGAGCAAGGTAATCAGCTACAACTTCACTTCTAAGAAGACCTCTAAGAAGAGTGGTTTGGCCCTCGCAGTCTAAGTTGCTGCACATCCATTACAATGATGTCTGATAATTGTTATGGGTGTAAACTATCAGGCACGATGACAATACGTTTGGGGTTGTCATTTAAATCTTTCCAAACAACGATCACACACAGTTTGATATTTTAGATGTGTGTTGACGTAATGAAAAGTATCTAAGCGTGTAGTCTGATATATAACGATTTTTGAAGACGCGAGTTCGACTCTCGCTACGTCCACCAATTTTATTCTGGTTCAAAGTCAATATAACTATCAATAACGATACAGTTATGTTTTTCGGGGTTAATGTAACCTTCGTCTGTAAGGTACTTGATCATATGTTCACGACACGATTCGTCCTCATATAAATCACATTTTTCTGGGTGACGTAGTACAACAAATTGATCTGCCCAGATCGTGATACGATGGTTGTGAATATTTATATCGTGAAAATTTACCTCTTCCATACAACAATACATATGTATCTTTGTTATGAGCAACATCAAATTATCAAAGCAAGAAGCACAGAAGAAGGTATACGAACTTACTGAAAAACTATTACATACTAAGAAGGATTTTAAAGATGTAGCGGCGGGATATAAGGAACGTATCAAGGAATTGGAAAGTGAAATTAAAGCGGTTGTGGAAGATGCTGGCGGACTTTCATTGGCGGCTGATGTAGAGACAGAAAAGTAATCAATTTATCAAAATAGAAAATTCAAACCACGAACGAAAGTTTGTGGTTTTTTGTTTTGCGGATGTACTTATGTTTAAACTGTATTCAACTTGTACCAGAACATGAACGAATTCTTACTAATTATCAGTTTTTTACCAAACACTAAAAATGAAGAAACCAGTAAAAACAAAACCAAATGTGAGTACTAGAAAACCCAAAAAGAAGGTTAATGAATCAGTATATGATGTAGGAAATAGTAAGTATTTTAAATCAGTACAACGAACTGTAAGGAAGTCATCGGGTACTGAACATTGGATATTTTTGGATGTAAACGATGAGAGTAAGGTTGACAGATTTACGTTGAAGGGTACGAGGGTTTTAGTTGCCAAATATCCAGATTATTACAAACTTTATCTTTATAAGACTCATACACAAGATGAAATGAGTTGGCCGATTGGTGGAGTAACTATCTATAATGCCACGGATGATGTCATGCAATCCTTTTATTATGACAGTGTGGTCATTCATCCTGATGGAGGTTCTTATAAATTTCAAACATAATTTAAATACGTATCTATTTATATATATATGAAGATCGTCGTAAATCGTTCAAGAGGAATAAATTGTGGATACAAACTGTCTACCACAGCATGTGAATTGCTTAATGTTGATGAACCACATTCATATTATTGTTATGAGGACCGAACATTGCCAGAATTAATTTATGCTGTTGAATTTCTTCAGGAACGTGTCAATGGCGAAGGCGCTGATTTACGTGTATTAACTATACCAGATGAACTTGAGACCAAAGATGAAATGGGCAGAGTTGTTAGACACTGGCATCTATCTGAACGTGATGGATACGAAGTCATCAGAGAAAATCATCGAGTTTGGTAAAAAGACGTTGACATTTCTAAATTTTGAGATATGATGATCTTGTAAGTCGTAGTATAAGTATTAACAAACATCAAATAAGTTACACATATGGAAAAGAAGAAGTATATAGTTGTACGTAGTGGTATCCGGGTTTCTGATATGGAGTATGATACTCCCGCAGATGCATCGGAGGAACTAAAACATTGGAAGTCAGTCGTCAATCGTTGGCCCGATGGTTCTAAGGTTGAGGTTGTTGAGAAGAATGACAAGAATCATCGTGTATGATAAAAGTTATGGGACTACGTGAACAAATTAAACATGCTGGATCTCTCGCTGAGATCAATAATTTGATCGCAAAGAGTAAGACCTTTGAGTATGCTTCAGATAGAACTAAGAGTGCTTGGAAGTCTACATCCAAGTTCCGAATCGCTGAATTGAGCAATCCGATTCCGGCACAAACTGCTCCGGTTCTTACTCCTAAGAAGACTAAGACTAAGACTAAGTAAAACAACAAGTAAAATACTACGATTTGTGAACGCCATCATACGATGGCGTTTTTTATTGGTGTTATTAGAGTGGTATGGATATTTATTAACTGTTATATGGCAGGTAAAACAAAATATAAACCATTTGTGTTGCCCTCTGATTTTAAAGAGTTGGAGTTGTATGTTCAGTCTCATAAAACAGACTTAACAGAACGTGTTATATCATCTATTGAGTTTGCGATTGAAAAGAATCTACCGATGGTAGAAGTTTTTAATTTTAAAAATTCCGACTTTGTTATTACTATTTCACGTGAAAGTTTCCGTGATAACATTCAAAATGTTTACAATTTCTATCTTCAGGAAGAAAAGTATGAATTGTGCGGAAGAGTAAAGAAAGTCGAAATGTTATTGGATAACACAGTAAACCTAACAAAACCGAATGAAAAAGAATAAAAAACAAGCCGGTGAAGACAAGAGTCCAATAGTTCCTCAAAAACACAAAATTAAGAATGAAATTGAAATATATCAACGAGAGTTAACAAGTAAACAAAAACAATTTTTAGACCTTGCATTAGATAAAAATACTAAACTAATGTTTGTTAGTGGTCCCGCCGGTACATCAAAAACTTATATGGCAATATTAACGTCATTAATATTGCTTAATCAAAAACGAGTTAGTGATCTTTTGTATTTGAGAAGTGCAGTTGAAAGTTCTGATAGCAAACTTGGATTTTTGCCGGGTGAAGCCGATGAAAAGATGGCACCATACATTCAACCTTTGCTTGAAAAGTTGAGTGAATTAACCAATAAAGCCAGTATTGATTATCTACAAAAGGAAGAACGTATAGACAGTATTCCTATTGGATTTCTACGCGGGTTAAATTGGAACGCACGTTGTATTGTGGCAGACGAATCACAAAACATGACTCATAAAGAGTTGGTCACGTTAGTAACTCGTATAGGAGAATTCAGTAAAGTTTTCATATTGGGTGATCCAGATCAAAGTGACATCAATGGTAAGAGTGGTTTTATGAAAATGATGAATTCATTTGATGATCTCGAAAGTCGTGAAAATGGAATTCATACGTTTAAGTTTGATGAAGAAGACATCGTGCGTAGCGCTTTAGTACGTTTTATCATAAAAAAGTTGAAACAATCTACACAAAACTAATATTTATATTAAAATATGCCAACTCCTACAATTATCGAGCAACCATCTAGTCAAACAATTTTATTGGGCGATGGTGCCTTATTTAATGTTAACGCTT